AAAATGTCTCCGTAAACTTTTTTAAATCTAATTGTTTGTGTTTCAATTTCTTTAAATACTTTTATTGCCTGAGAACCAAAAAGCATAAGTGGAATTGTAAAACCAACCATAAGTTGGCGACCTGCCCACTGTGTATTTTTACCAAAGTTTAAAAGTTTTGTTGATCCGTCATCAATAAGTTTATTAAATATCTGCTGACGTTGGGTAGCCAGCATTAACCGAGTTGTAACATCCTTGTAGTTAAGTGACTTTGGAGTAAACTTCATGGCGTTCATTGCGCCTTGTGCATCTCGTCCTAATTGTACATATTGCTGCTGAAGTGTTTTTACACGCTTGTCTACTAACTTTCCAACAGTCTCAAACTCTGTACCAAAAAACTTTCCAAAAGTTTTGGTAGATGCCATACCATATCTAAAATATTCTTTAAGTGATAGTCTTTGTCTATCTAGGTTTGTAGCAAACTGCTCAGAAGCAGTGCTCATTCTTGTCATTGATGCTGACCACTGACCAGTGGCATTTACATTGTGTAGAAGAGATTGTGCGTATTTTGCTTGCGCTGCTGCTGCAGCCTTTGTTCCAACGATTAAGGAACGGTTAAGGGCTGTGAGTTCCTTCTCAAGTAGACGCAGTTGCGTCATTGCTTGTGAAGTATCAATATTTATAAAAATATTGCTATTTGTATCTCCAGCCATTAACCGTTAACCTTAAACCGTTATAGTTCTTCTTGTGCTAAAGCGAGTAAAGCGCTATCTGAAAGATTAATTCCAGATGCAGCCTCAATAATTGAATAAACTGTAGGAAGATCAATTACATCCTCAAGTTTTTCAATGCTTTCCCCCAACTCTGGCTTATACTGCTCCATAGCGATTGCTACGCACTCAATTAAAAGTGTCATAGACTTATCGTTATCATTTTGGACTGCCCCCAAGCCCTCAAACTTCTTCATAAATTTACGTAAAAGTGAGATCTTGAGAGGTCTTACCTTGATCTTTGTTCCATCAATCAGGGTAATTGTTTTTTCTTCATGAACTGTTGTAGTCATAACTTCCTCTCAGTAAGTTAACTCAATTATAGCATAAAAGCGCTATTTTGTTAGGTCTTCGTAATCAAGACCCATGCCTATTCCAAACCCTGCCTTTTGAGCATTTACACCCTGCAAAGACAATACGTCATTACTATCACTGGTCTGACCTTTGCTAAATACTCTAGCCTTCATGTCTTCCCATTCCTTTTGACCTTTATCTTTATTTGTTTCCCCGTCTAAATCCACACCTTGAATTGCTGCAAGAAATTTCTTTTCTTGATAGTCTAATTCCCTAATTGATCCAATTGTTGTAACTAACTCTGGCATTGACATATTTAGTTCTAGTTCTTGATAATCTTTCCATATACCCAGCAAAAATATCTCAGACTCTAATTTTGCTAAATCTAATTCATCCCATCCGCTACCAGGGGTATCACTCTTTAATGCCTGCTCTTTTACTGGCTCATCTATCTCACCGTTTACACTTATACCCCCGCCAATATTAATTATTTTATAAATTGTTGGAAGATCAACATTATCTTCAAGGTCTTCAAGTGTCTTAGAAATTTCTGGCTTATATTGTTTCATGGCAATTCTTGCACACTCTGACAAATAGGATATTGATTCAAGATCATTTTTGGCATCTTTAATTAAATGGAATGCCTCCATAAACTCCCTAAGATATTTAATCTTAAGAGGATAAATTTCTATCTGTTCGCCATCCATTAATGTGATAATGTCTGACTTATATATTCTTGTTGCCATCTTATCAATTTTACCACAAACAAAAAGCCCACCCCCAGTTAAGGGAGTGGGCCAATTGTCAATTTATATTAAATTGAGTTTGATGCCCAAGTACGGTCAACGATCTTACCGTATGATCCAGAAGCGTCTTCTGGTAGTAGACGGAATGAAACTTCAAACATTGAAGCCTCATCACGCTTTGCTGAAACTGTTACGTTTTCAATAGACAAAGCACGGTATGCTACGTAAACTCTCTCAATGTATGGAGAATCTGCACAGTCACCTGTTCCTGGTCCAACTGCAACAATTGCACGTTCTACTGGACATTCTCCGATGTCACCTGCAGAAAGATTCAATGTTCTTCCCGCTGATGTTGTCTTCGTTCCAGATAGATCGTCTGCGTTGGCTGCCAATGCGAGAAGCAAGTTCTCTAGAGTAGCCTCAGCGAAAGCAGTTGCAAGATTAACCTGCATGCCCTGCTTGTAAAGTTTAGCAACGTCAAGAATCTGGTCTACCTGGACTTCACCGAAGTCTGGTTGGAACTGCATTTCAAGACCGTTCATGGTATAACCTACGTTTGTGTAGTCTGCTGCGTTATCAGACAAAGTTTCCTTGTATGATTCGCCGTCTACAAAAGCCTCCATACCTGCTGGAGTTAGGGTTGTATCTGCAACGAAAAGCGCTGCTGCACCAACGATAATGTTGGTCGATGTTCCACGACTATATGCCATTTATTCACCTCTTCCTTAAAATAGATATTAAGTTGTTTTGGCGTGATTTGTTTCCTCAGCCTCAATTATAACATTGTTTTATATAACTATTTTATTTGCATCAGAGAGTTTGGCTTCAGGTGCCCAGTCATGGTTTGTTATGCTGCCACTAGGTCTTGGTCCATAAATTGGATTTCCAGTCTCTTCATCATATCCAATAAGAACTACCCCACCCATCTGATGATACTCAAAGTCAATAATAATCTTATTTCCACCATAGGTACGGGCTGTGCCAAAGTCAATAATATCCCTAGTCTCTTCAAGTTGATAAACCTTAAAAGTATGGAATAGGAACATGTTGTCCACTAGAGTTCCGTCATCTAGCCTAATCTTTCTATTGGCACACCAGGCGTTTAGTTCCTCTGCCGATTCGTCTCCACGGTCAAGAAGTCTAAGAACTGCCTCTTGGCTTTGGATCATGGTTGGTATTGAGTCTTCTCCAAGGCCGTAAAAATAATATAAAATCTGTTCATTCTTTATGTGAGGGAACTTGCCTCTGTTCATCTTGACAAGCCTATCCCATGTGCAAGCAACGCCATTGCTTACAGGGGTATTGACATTATTTAAAACCATCCACTTTTCTGTTAGGTCATCTAGATTAAATGGTGAGGGTGGAAAAAACGGGGTTACATATCCAAGGCTGTCGCTTAGTTTTGATTGCAAATACTTATTAATCCACAACAGTGGAGTATTTAATAAATCTGTATTAGCCATTTAGTAACCCCGCATTCGCTATCCATCTATATCCAACATCTAATCCTTTTGATCTTCCTGATTTTTTTCCTGATGTAAGGTTCTTCTTATATAATACAGGGTTTTCTAAGTAACTTGATATACCGCTTGATCTTAAAAATGCTTGTGTAAAGTACTTTGTAAAGAAAGAGTCTATAACTTTTTCAAATGCACCTGTTGTTGCGTCACCGCCAGGGTTGTCTACATTTACGCTATTTTTAGTAAATACTGTTTCTCCGCCTTCTTCAAATACAAGCACATCAGAATTTCTTGGTGTAATCGTTACTGGTATTCCCTCTTCCATTATTCTTGCCTTATCATAGAAAGGTACGTTTGATCCGTCTTTGATTGATGATGATTGTTTAAAGTTTGTTATAAAAGATAGTCCTAAGTTGCTTACTGTATATTTTATATCGTATAGTCTTGCATTTGGACTTCCCACTTGATACCATTCATATATATGGTTTAGTGCTTGTGGATTTACCCTTGCATTTGAGTCAATATATTTTTCTAACATCTCTGATATGCTTAATCCTAGACTATGGAAAAACTCTGCTTTTCCAGCATGAACACCATCTACATATCCAAAAGAATACTCAACTATATTATTAAGATCTTTTTTAAACTGTCTAGTGTCTATTACTAACTTCATCATATGTCAGTTGCCTGATTCTCTGATCTACGGATAACCAGTGCAAAATACTCTGGCTCTCCAAATGGACCTATGATTGGAGATTGTGATTCGATTTCATAAATTGTTGACTTGCCAGCACGAGTTCCAGAAGTCTCTACGTATAGTGGAACATCGTTTCTTGTTCTAATGTTTGTAATAATAACGTTAGTTATTGCATCTGCAGTCTCTTCTTCAGAAAAACGTATATCATTCTTTGTTCTTCCTACTAAGACTTTCTTTAATGTTATGTTTACGTTAGGCTTTACTTCTTCATCTACCGTGCCATCTTTAGAAAAGTTACAAACTACAGTCTTATTAAAGACCCAAGTTTTCTTAACATTTCCGTATGTGCCTTGCTCAACTAAAGGATAGTACACATCTGCTTTCATGGGATACATGAAGTCTGTATCTTCGCATGCTAACATTATAAAACCCAAGGCTTGACAATATTAGTAATGTACTTTTCTAGAATCTTGTCTACTAAAATATTTCCAGTACCGTCAAAAAGTCTCTTGTCATATGAGATCTTAAACTGCTCTGTACTATAGTCTTTTACGTATCTCTTGTAATAATCTAGTTTTCCACACTTGATATCGTTAATCAACATCATGGTTGCATCTTGAATATCGTAAGGAACTACCTTGTACCCAGTTTCTAGCAAGAAGATATAGTCCATTCCTTCTGGGAATCCTACTCCAGGAGAAACGGTCTGAACGTTTCCGCTGTCTTCTGTGTCAAACATAGAAATAGAGTCTGAATAAGCCAAAGGAATTCTTGCTGGTTTTCTTTCTGAGCGGTTAATACTGTCTGTAACCTGAAGCAAATCTTTTGTAATTGCAGTCTTGTCTTTAGTAATTAAATAATTAAAGTCACCAAGTGCTGCTGGAGTTTCTGTTGAATCATAGACCAGTTGTGCATTTTCATGTATTGTTAAAATCTTATGTGTCTTATCCCAGAGTGGCATGTAGTCAGTTCCCTGTCCAACAACTTCTAGGTAAGTTCTCTTATAATAAAATCCATCTACGATTGAGTCAATCATTGTTCTTGCAAGATCTTCATACTCTGTATATTCTGCTATCTCTGTTGGTGTTTTACCAAGTGTTTTTGGATCTACATATGGTCTTACAATGTCTAGGTTATCTTCTACTACAATATCTCCACGAGTGTTTTCAACTCCAGATACCGTCAAACTTTCGTAAATTGTAACTGGGTAAGACTTGTCATACTTAACATACTCTCCTGTAAGTTCATATGTTAATACAGAGTTTGCGTCTGACTCAATAACTATCTCTGATTCGATCTGCTCTAAAAGGTCCTCAATTACAAAGATATACTCTGTAGATGCTTCTGGGACTGTATAAGATACAGACAAAGGATATGGTGGAGTTCTTAATATTTTCATTATTTACCGTAATAATTCGCTAATTCTTCAGGTGTCGCAAGACGAACCTGCTTACGTGTTAGCCACTTCTCTGAAGCAGGCTTTGACACAATATTATACCCTGGATTTATCTGTCCAACATTTGCCCAGTGGAGTGTTTTGGTTGAATAGATAGCAACCTTTTCAACTGACTTTGTTGGTTCAATAACTTCTTTTTTAGGATCTGGAATAAAACTTCCAATAGTTTCTAGGATCTGTAATTTTGTTGTAGCGCCATCTAGATTAATATTATTCTTTTTGGCATAAGATTTTAACTCAAAAACTGTTTTGCCAACTAATTCTTCAATAGTCATTGTAGATCCTCCTATGTTATTATACCAGAATGTGAAGAAGGAGGGCAGTTGTTACACCGCCCTCCTCATTCAATTATTTATGAGTATTACTCAGAAACGCTATCTGCGTCGCCGTAAGCAACTGCATCTAGTTCTTCCCATTGAATACCAAAGCGGACGAATACTGTGTATTCAATTGTATCCTTCTTTGGCTTGTATTCACGGTTTACAGTAATATCACGCTGGAATCCCCATACACGGTTTGATGGGAATGTCAAGTCGACGAAACCATCTGGGTAGTAAGGAACTTCCATTACATCAATTCCTAGAACACGAGTTGTACGTGCTCCACCAATTGTTTGTGCGTTACCATCTAGGTAGTTCTGGCGGTTGCGCTCAGTTCCCCCGATTGCTGGTGAGAATGCTTCAGCGATTGCATCAGCAAGTGTACCGTTGCTTCTAACAATACCCTGGAAAGCATCTGTACCAGCGTAGAACTTTAGGTTCGACTTAACTGCACGATACTTACGTGGCATTGCAAGAATGATCTCCTGCATTACTGCAGGTGTCCAAGCATTGTCTGAAACAGAAACTACTGCTTCGTGTGCATCGGTGTTTCCAACGATTGCACTGTTTCTTTCCTGCTTTACGAAACCATTCATAATTGACAGGAAGTCACCTGTTGATCCATCACCATTAATGGCTAGATCTTCAATATCGTTAGCAAATGCGTTAGTCATCAAGCGAACTAGATGATCTTCAAGACCTGCTCCTTCAATATTATCTTCAAGTGATTCTGTAGAAACTTCCCAATCAAGACGAATCTTCTTTGTAGTAAGTTCTACCTTTGTAAATGTTGCTCCAGCATTAGTGTAGTTTGGGCTACCCTGTGCTGCTGCACGAATAACAC